TTGGGCGGGCACGTGCGCAAAGGCGAGCGCGGCACCAAAGTGTACTTCGTCAAACAACTCGAAATCCGGGAAGGCACGGACGAAGCTCCAGCACGGCTAGTCCCGATGATGCGAGAGTACACGGTGTTCAACGTGGACCAGTGCGACGGGCTTCCTGATAGCGTCACCACCGGCAAGCCGATGCGTGTTCGCAATCCCGACACGCGCGACGACTTAGCCGACCAATTCCTACGCTCAACCGGCGCGGACATACGCGAGGGCCACGGTGAAGCGTACTACGTGCCGAGGCGCGATTTCATCTCCATGCCGGCGTTCGCTGGGTTCAAGGGGTCAGACCACTTCTACAATGTGGCGTTCCACGAATTGACGCATTGGACGGGCCACAAGTCGCGCCAAGATCGAGATTTGAAGAACCGGTTCGGCTCTCGCGACTACGCGGCTGAGGAACTCATTGCGGAGTTGGGCGCTGCATTCCTGTGCGCAGAATTTGGCTTTGACGGCGATCTCCGGCACGCGGGTTACATCGGCCACTGGATCGAACTCTTGAAGGCCGACAAACGAGCGTTCTTTACAGCCTGCAGCCAAGCATCCAAGGCGGCGGACTATCTGCGCGGCCTTGCCGTTGCCGACGCCGTAGAAAGGGCAGCGTAATGGCCTCCGCATCTAACGCGCATTGCCCGCTCTACGACATCAACCCGCTGACCGGCATCAGCATCGAGGTGTTCTACGCCGACCGGACGCTGGGGACGTTCGGCTGTGGCGAGGCGGGTTGGTTTTGGTGGTCTCGTCGGCGCGGGTTCTCACCGGATGGTCCGGCAACCGGTCCGTTTGCTACGCGCTACGCAGCGTATCGGCACGCAATGACCGGCGGCATCGATGATCTTGCTTGACGCCAATTTGATCGGACGTTTGTTCTCGCGTGTGCTTCACCTATGCTTCCCCAAAGGGAAAACAACAAAACCGCCTCGCGGCGGCTTGGAGCAAGCCGTTCATCCAACGAGAAAATCTGGAGCGGGCGAAGGGGCTCGAACCCTCGACCCCGACCTTGGCAAGGTCAGGCTCTTTAGGGCCAAGCAGTAAGCACGCGTAAACTTCTGTTTTGCCAAGGACATGAGGATGCTCCACAATCTCGTCCCAAGGAGTACGGACGAGTACGCGTGAGAAACGCCTCCCCGCACTCCCCCAGCACTCCCCGGGGGAGCAGAAATGAAGAGCTTGAACCGCAAAAGACTGACCCAGCAGGGCGTCGACCGACTCCGTTACGACCGAGCCGCAGCGCCACCGAGCGGGCGGATCGAGATCGAGGATGAAGCCTGTCCTGGACTTCTGCTCCGCATCACGCCGCGCAACGTGAAAACATACAGCGTTATCTATCGTGTGATCGGGGAGGGGGGCACCAGCCCGATGGGCCGCCAACTCGCCGGTAAGCAGCACCGGATTACGCTTGGAGCAACTCCTCCGCTTGGGCTGACCGAAGCCCGCCGGCAGGCCCACGAGATCATTCAGGCCGCGACAGAAGGCCGCGACCTGCGGGTCGAAAGGCGGGAAAAGCACCTGATCCGAGCGGTCAATACCTTTGAGGCGGTCTTCACGCGATTTATGGAAATTGAAATCATCCCGAACGTCGGGGCTTGGCGGAACGTCGATAGGGTACTGCGGCGCCACGCCTTGCCGCGTTGGGCCAAAACGCCTGTCCAGGACCTCAGGCGCGCGCACGTTCACGAACTAATCGATGAACTCGTCAAAAGTGGCCGACACGGGGTTGGCCGCGAGGTGCGCAAACATCTTTCGCGCTTTTTCAATTGGGCTGTGGACCGCGAGATCATTGCGGATAACCCAATCTACGGGTTCAAGCGTGGAGACCTGCAGAACAGTGAGGAGGCGGGGCGCGCCCTCGACGACCATGAGATCAAATTGGTGTGGAAGGCCAGTTTTTCGTTGGGCTACCCATTCGGACCGCTTTATCGCCTGTTACTGCTAACAGGCCAACGGCGCACCGAATGGGCCTCATCACGACGCTCCGAAATAAATTCTGACAAGCAATGGCTCGAAGTACCCAAGGATCGCTACAAGGGTGATCGCGACCATATTGTGCCCATGGGTGAGGAGGCTTGGTCAACATTCGAGCAGCTGCCTGTCTGGGCCGGTAATGATTATTTCCTGTTTTCGACCCGAAGCGGCAAAGTACCTATCTCGGGGTTTTCCAAAGGCAAAACTCGGCTCGACCAAGAGGTAACCCGCTTAGCGAGCGAAGAGCCGCCAAGTAGGGGCCTTGTGCCGTTTCGCATCCATGACCTTCGAGTGACCTGCGAAACGAGGGTTGGCCAAGCTTGGCTTCAATCAGGATGTCCGTGATGCCGTGATCGGTCACGCAAAAGCGGGACTTCAGAAGACTTACAACAAATACGATTACCTAACAGAAAAGCGCCGGGCTGCCGCGGTGTATGAATCCCATATCTTGGATCTTGTGAAATGAGTGTTTTTACGATCGACCTCGCGCGTCAATTTGTCGACAACGCGTTCAGATCCCGACCTAAACAGTTTCGCTCTGCCGACGAGCAGAAGCGATCAGGTAAAGCCCATCGGCCGCTCCTCGGAAAAGATAAAGAGTTATTGGAAGCGCTCAGAGCGGGAGAGCAGCGTTACCGCGAGTGCAAAGCTGAAATCGAAGTGATCCGCCTACTCCGAAAATCAGATGCTGAGCTTCCGCGACAATGCACAGCTACCGCAAACAGTCTGCAGGAGATTACAGAGGCGCTATCGCGTCTTGATAGGATTTCTCGTGAGGAGCTGAATTCGATCGCTCTTTACCAGGGCTCTAGCTTCGACGAGATGTACGAACGCTTAGAGAAGGTGCTGTGTTGTATCAATGAAGGCACCGAGGAGTTTTTTCCTCATCGCCAGAAAAAGGCAGGACGAAAACTTGGTGTCGGCCAGGGGGTGTTCAGCGCATAGCATTCGAGGAACTCGCAAAGGAACTGAGGAATTTTCTGCTCCGCATAGGGCTTACCTTCGGCTTTGAGGCTGACACGCTTATTGACCGTGATCCGATTATTCGCGTGCCAATCAGTGCCTCCACCCGCTTGCTGTATGACGTCACTCGCGTGCTAGACGATCGCATCGAGCTCAGTGACGTCGCAGCCATCATGCGGGCAGTCAATCGCAACCCGGGATTCCGAACGGAGCTTCTCGGCGATCCCGCCGTCGACGCTATTACGAGCTAATTTCCTGGCCGGTTTGCTGGGGGATATTCATCGAATTGCAGTCAATTTCCGAGTAGTGACGCCGACCCGCCACTCCACTATGTCGCTGCTTCCTACCAAATAAAAGGAAGCAGAATATGCGCTTTTTACGCGTTCAAGAAGTCGTTCCGATGGTCGGCTTCTCAAAAAGTACGCTGTACGCTCGAGTTCGAGCAGGGACGTTCCCAAAACCTATAGCACTCGGACCACAAACTACCGTCTTTTTAGAAGGCGAGGTCCTTGAATGGATGGAGACACAAGCCGCACAACGCCGCGGCAATTCTAGGCTTGCCTTGAATATTTCGGCGCCTTCTCGTGCAAAAGGACAGGCCCGCCATCATGTCTGAAGCAGATTTCGTCATACCACAGCCGGACAACGAAACCGCTATCAAGTTTCTGGAGACGTTCGAACCGGAAGGACCTTGGGTGCTCACCGACACCGAGAAGGGATTCGAACGCGCACGTTCTACCCGCACAGCATTCCGTCACTAAGAGAATGGCTCGCCGCTCTCAACGGAAGCGCAAACATTTACTTCCGCGTTAATCGCCTGCTCGGGGACCTCGACAAGAAAGCCGAACGCGAAGATATCAACGAGGTTCGCTGGCTCCATGTCGATGTTGATCCGAGGGCAGGCGAGGCGGTGGAGGAAGAGCAGCGCCGCATCCTTTCACTCATGACTGAACGTTTGCCTCCCGGCGTTGTGACGCCGACCGTCATCCTCTTTTCGGGCGGCGGGTTTCAGGCCCTCTGGCGACTGGAGTCTCCTATGCCAATTGCCGGACCGCTCGGACGCGCGGCTCTATACAACCTTGCACTCGAGCATGCCTTTCAAGCAGATAATTGTCACAATATCGATCGCATGATGCGTTTGCCCGGAACGGTGAATATCCCTGATGAACGCAAGCGATTGAAAGGTCGTCGTGGAGTCCTAGCACGGGTCGTCGCGTTTGATCCTTCGCAAGGCTATCCGCTTTCTGCGTTTGCGCGAGCGGCTCCAACTTGAGGACCCTCGAAATTGATCGACGGCACCTTCCCCGACTATGGCCGCGTCATCCCGCAGAAAAACGACAAGGAGCTGGTCGTCGACAAGAACGATTTCGCCGTCGCTGTCGATCGTTGTCACACGTATCATCCGGAGTCCCTACACGCGCGAGCGCAAGGATAGTAGGGCGCGGTGAGCAGGGCAGCGGCGAGCGCAGAACTTCACCCAAAACACACTCAAGGGCATCAACTGCACTGCCGATATTGCTTCGCGATGGGGCAGGTAACGGGCCAACTTTTCCCGCAAGGGAAGGCCTTAGCTGAAAAGGTAACAAAAATGGATTTGAAGACGACCGCCAGCGTGGCGGCGAATACAGCTACGCTCACACCCAACATCGACGCTTCCGTCGACTTCCTGAAGATGGCGTACCCCGAGGGGCCATGGCTCCTGCTGGCGATCCCGCAAAACCGTCAAGGCAAACCTGCTCCCGGCTACTTTGAGCCAGCCGGCGAGGCGCTCTGCCGCGTGTGGCTCGCGCATCACGCGCACACCCACAACATCTACTGGTCCGTCAACCCTCCGCTGTTCACGGAAGCCAAGAAGGCTGGCAACAAGGACATCAAGGCAGTCCATTATTTCCACGTGGACGTTGACCCTCGGGCAGGCGAAGACCTACAGAGCGAACGTGAGCGCATCCACGCTGCCCTTTCTGCTGCCAAGCCAGCGCCAACCTTCGTTCTCTTCTCGGGCGGTGGCTACCAAGCGTTCTGGAAACTGGACAAGCCCATCCCCATCCACGGCGACCAGGCGCTGGCAGAAGAGGTCAAGCTGTTCAACATGCAGCTGGAGCACACGTATGGCGGCGACAACTGTCACGATATTTCGCGGGTGATGCGGCTGCCGGGCACCATCAACGTGCCGGACGCCACCAAGCTGAAGAAGGGCAGGCAACCCGCGCTCGCCAAGCTGCTCCACGTAGACCAAGATGCCGTCTACCCTGTTGGGCAGTTCACCAAGGCTAAGCCGGTGCGCTCTGCAGCGCTAGACAAGGCCGTGGCCATCAACACCGCCAGCGTTGAACGCATCTCGGACCTGTCCGCGCTCGCCAACGTGCCTGCTTGGGTGAAGATGCTGATCGCCCAAGGTAAGGACCCAGACCGGCCCAACAAGTACCCGAGCCGCTCCGAGGCGGTGTTCGCGGTGGCTTGTGAACTGGTGCGCGCTGGTGTGTCAGTCGACGTGATCTTCAGCCTGCTGACGGACCCTCATTGGCCAATCTCGGAGAGCATCCTTGAGAAGGGTGGCAATGCGGAGAGCTACGCCATCCGCCAGATCGAGCGCGCCAAAGACGCGGCGATCCACCCCATGCTGGCCGAGATGAACGAAAAGCACTTCGTCATTGCCAACCTGGGCGGCAAGCCTGCGGTGTGCGAGTGGAAGGTGACCGACGGCCTCGAGACGTTGTCCACCATGGCGTTCAAGCCCTTCGCGGAGCGCTACCTGCACAAGCAGGTTCAGGTGGGCATCGACGCTGACGGCGAGCCAAAGTTGGCTCCGCTGGGCAGCTGGTGGCTGCGCCAGGAAAAGCGCCGTGGGTACGAGGACCTGGTGCTGGATCCCACCCAGCCCGAGGTGTTCGGCACCAGCTACAACCTGTGGCGTGGCTTTGGCGTCAAGCCCAAGCAGGGCGACTGGTCGCTTATGCGGAAGCACATCCTTGAGGTGCTGGCCAACGGCAACGAGAAGCACGCAGAGTACATCATCCGGTGGTCCGCTTGGGCAGTGCAGAACCCAGACAAGCCTTGCGAGGTGGCTCTGGTGTTCCGAGGCGGTGAAGGTGTCGGCAAGGGCATCTTCGCGCGAGCCCTCAAGGAATTGTTCGGGCGCAATGGCAAGCAGATTTTCTCTTCCGTGCATCTCACCGGGAAGTTCAACTCCCACCTCCGCGACTGCTGCTTGCTGTTCGCCGACGAGGCGGTGGTACCGGACGACGACAAGGGCACCTCGGTGCTCAAGGGCCTGATCACCGAGCCCACCATTGCGATTGAGGGCAAAGGCCGAGACGTGGAGTGGGTCACCAACCACGTCAAGGTGGTGATGGCCTCCAACGCCGACTACGTGGTGCCTGCCGGCAAGGATGCACGGCGCTTCGTGGTGTTGGACGTGCCCAAGACGTACCAGCAGGACAAGGCGTACTTCACGGCGCTGGACGCTGAGCTCAAGGACGGTGGCCGCGAGGCAATGCTGGCTGACCTGCTGGCCTACCGGCTGGGCGACTGGCACCCGCGTGAGTTCATCGAGACACAAGCGCTACGTGACCAGAAGCTCCGTGGGCTGAAGGGAGCGGAACGCCTGCTGGCTGAGATACTGGAGAATGGCGAGTTCCCACTGGCCAAGACCGAGCACACGCGGGGCCTGCGCAAGAACGGCTTCGTGACCACCAGCGAGCTCGCCCAGTACGCCTATGAGTGGTTCAACGAGAAGGTCAGCCCGAAGGGAGTGGCCAATGTGTTCCGCAAGATTGGCTTCACGCTGATCGAGGGCGACTACAACTATTGGCGGCCCTGCCCACTGCCAGAGGCGCGCGAGTTGTTCTGCCAGACGATCCTGCGGATACGGTTTGACGAAAGGACCGCTTGGACAGGCCTCGGTGGCAAGTCGCCCAAGACGAGAATGATCAATTTTCTTGAGTAAGGACACAATTGCGGGTGAGCTTTCGAGGCCATCGTCCCTCTCACGACTAAATGCCGGGGCATATCGCCCCGGCAGCGCGCTTCTGCGGAGGTTAGCTCGCGCCGTGAATTTACGCCTTGCTCTTCATGATTGCGGGTGTCGAGCGGAGCAGGCACAAGGACAGCGTACCTTCAGCAAACGACTAAAAATCTCCGCACCGGCGCGCCAATCTCTGGGTGGTTTTCTTGGCCCGGGGCTTACAGCTGGGGCCTTACAAATTTGGAGTGGCTTAGAAAGTGCATCCCCCTGCGCAAAAGCACAGCAAGCAGTGAGGCATGCGTGCAGATTCGGGGCTTAGTGGCGTTAGAGGCGCAAAAAATTTGCTAGCTATCTATTCTTTATTTTCTGTTTTGATCTTCTAAGGTCAGTGAGGTCAGTAAGTACTAGAAACACTAGAGGCTGTGAGGTTTCTGCGCTCGTGGGCTTCGGGGGGCTTAGGGGCTTAGAAAGTGTAACCCCCGGTTACGCCGCGGTCACGCGTACCATCTGGAGCCCTACGCGCGCGCGATAGGCGAAACCTGTTTTGGGTGGAGGTCGCTCTTCTAAAGTTTAGGGCCCCACGCGAGCTACTCGCGGCATTGAGCAGTCGCGGTCGCCCGTATCATCCGGAGTCCCTACGCGCGCGCGATGGGGCGAAACTTGTTTTTGGCGGAGCTCCCTCTTCTGAAGGTTGGGGCCCCCCGGAAATAGTCTTGGTCGGCACAGGGTTCAAAAGACTTTCAACCCGACCGGGGAGCTGAGGGGGAGCAGCAGGCGGTCGCTGCGTCCGGT